CACCGGTCGGGCCGCCAGACGGGCCGGTCGCGCCGACGGGGCCGGTCGGCCCGGTCGGGCCGGTTGCGCCGTTCGTGCCTGCCGGGCCGGTCGCGCCGGTCGGGCCTGTTGCCCCGGTCGGGCCACCAGACGGCCCCGTCGCGCCTACGGGACCTGTCGCGCCGGTGACACCAGCCGGGCCGGTCGCGCCTGCGGGTCCTGTCGCGCCGGTCGGGCCGGTGGCGCCGGTCGGACCGCCCGAGGGGCCGGTCGCGCCGGTCGCGCCGGTCGGACCTGGCGGCCCCGTCGTCCCGACCGGCCCCGACGGGCCGGGCGCGGGGGCGTTGTAGATCACGCTCGCCGTGCCGTCGATTTGCGGCGTGATCTGCCAAACCATCAGCGAGAAATCGGAGTGCGCGCCCGAGAGGAACAGTTCGACGTCCGGCGCGTACTCGGGCGGCAGCGTGAACACGGTCGAACCGTTGACACCGCCCGAGACCGTCCCCTGGATTTCGACCGATCGCTGCGTTAGTCCCTCGACCGGCGGGCCGATTACGAGCCGGAACCGCGCCCAGCCCGTCCAGGAGTTTTCAAAGTCGGGCGCGTCCGTGTCGCCGACGTTGATCCAGGGGCCGGTATAAGCCGCGTCTGGGCCGCCCGGCGAATGGTCGATGCCGTGCATCACCGGACGACGCGGCGTCAAGAGATGCCCTCCCAGGGGTCCTCGGTGAAGTAGACGCGCGGCGAGAGGTCGAGCGTCATCGTTACGTCGTCGTACAGGGTGCCGAGCGGCTGTACCTGTTCGTGGATCCCTTCGACGAAATACGGTTCGGCGTTGAAGCCGCCGCCGCCGGGACTGCCGACGGTGACGTTCACCGCGTCGGCTATGTCGATCTTCGAGAGCAGCCGCCAGTTCGCACCGGCGCCGAGCGCATCGGGTCGCAGCGAGCGAAACGAAATCTCGGTGATGCGGTCGCGCGGTAGCGCGTAGTTGCGAACGTAGTAGTCGGCGAACCGTTTCGTTTCGACTAGCGCGCCGCTCGAATCGAGCAGGCTCGTTCGCGTCAGTAGGTTCTCGCTCGCCCAGGTGCGGAACCCGAACCGGTGGATCGAATCCTCGTCGCGCGTGGTCTGTCCGATCAGTTCCGCCTCGGTCGGGATGCGGCCGTTCGGATTGACGCCGACCGGCGTCGCGGTCGCGAGGTTAATCACCTGCGCTAGTCCGCGATTGAACGCGAACGTCCGGATATGCGCGGTCGTCGTCGGCGACAGCTCGACGGCGGCGCCATCGCCGACCGCCCACGTCTGGAATGTCCACGACCCCGGCGACGCGCCCGAGGCAACGCCGACCGGGTCGAACTTCGCCAGCCGCCCGTGAAAGACAAGCCGCCCGTGCCGGTCGCAGAAGATATTCGATACGCCGGGGAACTCGGCATCGGCCGCTTCCTGGAGGACGGTCATCGCCGATTCGCCGGGACTGTAGGTCTGCCCCCAGAGCGACACGTTCCCCGAGAAAATCACCGACATTTCGACGGGGATACGCGCGTCGCCGAGCGCCGCCCGCATCCGGTCGTCCACATTGTCGGGCCGGTACCAGATTTGCCGCCCGACCTCGTTCACGATCGCGCTCGTCGGGACGTGCCCCCAGGCAGGACCCGATCCCGGGTCGTCGGGGTCGTCGAACCCGATCTGCATTTCGATTGACGACAGGACCTCGAACAGATCGACGAGCGAGAGCGTTAGCCGGTTCACCTGTTGCGACGGGTCGAACGCGTAGTCGAAATCCTGAATGAATCCGCGGTAGCGCGTGAACCATTCGTCGGCCACCGGGTCGTACCGCGCGAGCAGGATCTGTAACAGGGGTTCGAGGCGGCCGTAATACGGGCCGAACGAGTTCGTCGGGTCGAGGACGCCGTCCACGTCGGCGATTTCGACGGTCGCCCGGCCGGTGTCGGTGCGGTCGAGTTCGTACTGACGGCCGCGGTCGATCGTGTACGACGTGACGAGGCTCGGATAATCCTGGTCGAGCGACGTCCAGGTCGGGTCGGGGTCGAGGATCGTAAACGACGACGGGTAGACGTCATCCAGCGGCGGGAACGCGATATGGACGCGGCCGGTCGGCGTGTCGATCGGTGCGCTCACCGGCCACCGCGGCGCGGCTGCGGCCGCGACTTCGAGCGCCGCACGATTTCGCTTTCCAGCTGTCGCAGGTTCTGGATGCCGAACAGATTTAGCGAGCCGATCACGACGCCGCTCGTCGCGCCGGTGCCGGTCGGCGTCGCCGCCGTCGTGCGCGGCACGGTGAACCCGGACGCGCTCGCGAGTCCCTGCTGTAGTCGCAGTTTGTCGGCTGGACTCAGCGTTAGCCCGAGACCCGCGACGAACTTCGAGACCGATACGCCGCGCCCTCCGGCGGTGCGAAACGACGCGGCGCCCTCGTTTAGCTTCGCGCGAATGTCGTCGAACATTCGGTCGATCGCTGCGCGCACATCGACCGAAACGCGGTTCGGCCCCTCGGCGAGGATCTTCCCGATCCGCGCGAACAGCGAGCGTGTGCTCTTCGTGTCGAGCGCCGTCCCCTTGATCGCGTTCACTAGCGACGCGCGCCGCTTTCGCAGGTTCGCCAGTTGCGGCACCAGTGCGCCGCCGGTCGGGCCGAGTCCGAGCGCGAGGAACTGCCGCGCGTTGCGTGCCTCGACCATCGCCTCGCGGCGCTCTTTCGCGCGTTCCTGCCGCTGTTGCGCGAGTTCTTTCCGCTGATCGATCGCGTCCTGTGTCGCCTGTTTCATCTGGTCGAGAACCGATCGCTCGCGCCGATGCACGTCGGCCAGCGTGTCGCTCAGATTGAGGCGGCGCGTTATGTCATTCGTCGCCGCCATTTTCTGTTCGATCAGTGCGGCGATGGCGTGGAGTTCGTCGAGTTGCCCCTGTAGAGTTCTGATGTCCTGGACGCGGTCCTCGCGACGGCTTATTAGCGCGTCGAACCATCCCCGACGTTGTGCGAGCTTGCGCGCCGCGTCCGCGGCTTTCTGGTTGGCGCGGTCGGCCGCGGTCGCGAGAACCGCCGCCTGCAACGCGAGACCGCGATCGCGCTTTAGGATCGCGAGCCGATCGGTCTCGTCCTTCTGTTTCGTGTACGACGGGCCGCGGCTGATGTCGCGTACTGCGGTCAGTAGCGGGAACAGGTTCCGCCCGCCCGGGATCGCGTCCTTTACTCCGGCTCGCGCGAGTCCGGCGAGTTTGCCCGTCAGCCATCCGACCGCGTCGCCCGCCGCGCCTACCGCCGAAATGAACGTGCCCGCCGACCCGGTCGAGTTATCCATTTCGCCGAGGAACGCGTTTAGGTAGGTCGTCGCGTCACTGAGGACGGGGATCAGTTTCTGCCCCAGTTCTGTTTCGAGGTTATCGAGGTTCGCCTGTAGGACGCGGGTCTGGTTCGCCAGCCCGTCCGACGTGCGCGCGAAGTCGCCTTGCGCGACCGACGTATCCTCGAAAATGATCTTGATCCGCGCGAGCGCCTTTTCCTGATTCGTCAGCGACGCCGCAGTGCGCTTACCGGTGTCGGCCATCGCCTGCGCCTGTACGCGCGACTCGGACAGTAGGACGCCGTACTGCCGCAGCGGTTCGGACTCGCCGACGAGTCCCGACCGGATCGCGTCGAGCGCCGACTGTACGTCGGTGTTATAGAACGACGCGAGGTCGGCGCCCAGTTCGGTCAGCGCGCGCGACTGATCGGCGGCGACCTTGCCGGTCAGCCCGAGCGGCCGAAACAGGGCACCGAACGACGACGCGGTACCAAGCGCCTCGCGCCGCGAAATGCCGAACGCGCCCGCGGTCGTTTTCGACCAATCGATGATCGACTTCGCCGACGTGCCGAACACGACGCGCGATTTCGACAGCTGCTCGTTCAGGTCCGATGCGGCACCGATCGACTGGCGGGTGACGTCGGCCGCCGCCCGTAGCCCCTCCTGCACGCCGACGAACGCGACCCCCGCGCCGACGGCCGCGCGCCCTAACCCGCTGAATGCGACGGTCGCAGACGTGCCGGTGCGCCCCGTCCGGTCGATCGATCGCCCGAACTGGTCGGTCGATTTCTGCGCGCGCCGGTAGGACTTTTCGAGCGCGTCGGTATCGCCGACGATTTCGACGACGAGTTTCCGCGCCATCAGGTACGCGACCTCTCGCGCGCCGCGTCAGCCATCCCGACATAGGCGGACATCGTCCAATAGCCCGCGGTCAGCTGTTCGAGCGTCAGGCCCGGGAACAGGTGCGCGAGCCACGGCGTATACATCACTGCGGGGTCGCGGACGATGTCCGCAAGGTCGAGGGTTCCGGAGGGATCGACCGCAGCGAGGAAACGCTGTTCTGTGATTTCCCAGGCTCGCCGCTCGGCGTTTCGCTCGGCGGCGCTTCGGTAGGGGAGGGCACCGCCGCCTCGTCGTCGTCGTCCTCGTAGACGAACTCGACGTCCTCGCGGATGCTCATCCCGAGGACGGCGCGCTCGATTTTCGAGACCGTCCAATCGGGATGCACCGAGCGAATCGACGTCGCGATCAGCCCGAGCAGGATCGGCGCGCGCTCGGTTTCCTCAATGTCGCCGACCATCGCCATAAACTCGTCGATCGGCATTTCGGAAATGCGGTCGATCAGTAGTAGGTCCTTGCCGACGTCGGACACATGCCACGGGTAGAACCGTCCGCGCCACTCGAACCCGTTACGGCCGCTCATAGTGCGCCCCCTTTGTTGAAGTCGTTCGCGATGCGATCCAGCATCCGTTCGGTGTCCGCTTCGAGTTGCGGGCGACGCGCCTCTAGCGCGGGTTCCATCGCGCGGTTCATCAGCAGGTCGGCGAAGCGCGGACGACGGCGCGAGTTCGCGCGCTGGCGGATGCCGCGTTCCTTCGGCGCGACGTAGATCAACGCGCGCGTAACGCCGACGCGCATACGCCACCAGCGGAACCCGACGTTCGGGATCCGGATCACCGCGAGCGTTTCCGCCCCGAGCCTGACCGGTTCGGCGACCTCGCGCTGAACGCCTCGGACGCCGAGGCGGGTCTCCTTGTCGGACTTCGCGAACGCGGCGTTCAGTTCGCGCAGACCGGTAACTGCGACCGGCATAGAAGCCGGGCCTATGTCGCCGAGTAGGTGAACCCCGTGTTCGAGGCGGGGCGGAACGTCACTTCGATTTCGCCGCGCGCGTTCAGTTCGCCCGACAGTCCGTTGTAGGCGTAGAGCGTCGCCGTCCCGGCGAATCGCGGGTTCGTCGTCCCGACGCCCGCGGTCGCGTCCGGCTGGATACTGATCGGGAACGCAGACCCCGACGCGTACAGCGGGTACAGGACGTTATGCGGGTCGGCGGTACCGAACCCCTGTAGGAATCCGACGACGATCGACTGATCGCGCAGACCGGGCAGATACTCGCGCGTCCCGTTCGGGTTGAACCCGGAAACGTCTACCTCCTCGCGAGCGTCGGGCGTGTCGAGACTGAACGCGAAGTTCGACAGGTCCTTTCCATCGACCGTGACTTTCGCGTTCGTCAACAGGTACTTGGGCATCGTGCTTAACCTCCAGTCGCCGGTATCAACGCGGCGTAACGGCGCATCACGTCCAGGCGCCAGGGCAGGTTCCCGGCGGTCGCGTGCGCGAAGTGTGGGTCGGGGTGGCGGTCTGATTCTTCGTGGGAGTTCCATTCGCGCCCGAGCCAGGCGGTATTGCGGTAGAGGGTCGTCGTCTGTTCGTGTCGCACCGGCCGCGGCTGTTCTCGGTAACCGAGCAGCTGCAATAGCGCCGCCTGTTCCCACCAGCCGTGGTCGCGGTACTCGACCATCGACCAGACGCGCGCGAGCCAGGCGCGCATCGGCGGACGCAGGAGCCAGACGCCGCAGTTCGGGACGTCGCCGTCGGCGGTGTGATGCTCGACGAGCGCCATCCAGGCGTCGTCGGGGACCTCGTCTGTGATGTCGGGTGCGTCGGCTGCGACGACGACGTCGGCGTCGATCCAGAGGACTTCGTCGAAGTCGCGGAGCGCTTCCTGTAGCAGCGGGATTTTCATCCACGACGGGGGACGCTCGAACGCGGCCGTCCCGCGTACCGCGATCAGTAGCCAGTCGTGGCGGTCGGCGTACCGTCGCATCGTCGGCAGGGATACGTCCGCCAGTTCGGCGTAGTCGTCCGTCGAGAACGTGACGATGGCGCGATTCATCGAACCACCTCGGCGCGGGAGTCCGCAGCGACAGAGGACTCCCGCGCCTCGGCGATGTCACCGGCGAGGGAGTCGAGAGCCGGAACCCAGAACTCGCGCGCGACGGCGTCCGCATCGTAGGTAGCCGCGAACGCGGCTGCCTGCGATCGCAAGAACGGATCGCGCGCGCTTTCGTATGCGAGTTCGAGGTTTTCGACGATCGACCCGATCGACGGAACCGTGAAGAACGATGTCTGCGGCGCGTCCCAGAACGGGTCGCCCTCGACGAGCCAGCCCGGGCCGACGAGTTCGGTCATCGCCGAATGGTCGGACGTGATGACCGGGACGCCGCAGGCCTGCGCCTCGATGAGCGGGATCCCGAACCCCTCGCCCATCGACGGCATCAGGAGGACGTCGAACGCTTGGTAGATCGCCGCCAGGGTGCGCGACGGGATCCCGATCTGCCAGACGTGGTCGTGCGGGAACCGCAGACGACCGGTCGGCATCCCGACCGCCTCGGCGAGGGTGTCGAGTGCGATCCCGCCGCCGAGCGGCTTCGCGTTCGTGTGCGCGTAGAGCCATGCGTCGGGGTGGTCTCGCGCGAACACGGCGAACGCGTGGAACGCCTGCGGGAACGACTTCCGGCAGATAGGGCCCGACTGGTTCGCGGCGACCATCCCGACGAGGAACACGTCGCGCGGTATGTCGAGTTCGTCGCGTACCGCGTCCCGGATTTCGGGTTGCGGCCGGAACAGGGACGTATCGACGGAGTGGGGGACGTAGAGCGGGTCGAGCGCGCACTCCCGCATTAGCCCTTCGCCGAACCGGGACATCGCGACCGGCCGGATCCGTTCCGATTGCAGCGACGAGAGGACCATTGGCGGAATCGGGAAATGGTCGATCGGTGCCCAGACCGCGGCGGTGACGCCAGGCGGCCAATCGTCGGGGCGCAGAACCCAGGCGTCGCAGAGCGCGATCACCTGGTCGGCTTCGAACACATCGACGAACGTCGGGAGCGCGACGTTTCCCCATAGGCCGTCGGACGGGTAACAGGGGATCCCTTCCCACATCGTCTGACGTCCCTGTACGCCGTAGTTACAGAGGACGCCGACGTCGTGTCCGAGCGATTGCAAACGGGGGAGCGCGAGCGCGGTCTGTTCGCCGTACCCGGACGGTGCCCAGGGGCCGTTCGATAGCCAAAGGATCCTCATAGCTCGACCTTTAGGCGCCAGGTGGCGCCGAGGAGCGACGGCTGATCGCCGACGTCCTGATGCAACGCGTAGCCGCTCACGATGTCTACGACCGAGTCATCGACCCACCCCTGCAACGTGCGATCGCTCGCGAGCGCGCGCAGGACCGAGGTCGGCGAGTCCGCGTCGAGTAGCGCGAGCAGGACCGATTGCCCCGATTCGTTATCGGCGGTCGAGACCCGCGCGCGGATCGTGAAGAACAGTTCCCGGTTTCGGTGGCCGTAGGCGGTCTGTTCGTGGAACGGGTCGCCGGGATAGATGTCGAGGCAGGGCGGCGTCGGGTTGAACTGCCGTTTCGCGTAGACGGTTAGGTCGGTGATCTGCGCGACGAGTTCGTTTTCCAGCTGCGACGCAATCGCGAGCATGATCGTTTCGAGCGAGACCTGATCGGTCGCCGGGGTCGTCACGCGATGCCCCAGGACGTTTTCAGCGGCGCGAGCTTATGCGCGTGTCTGTCCCAGGTGTCGCGGGCGACCATCATCGGAACCGAGTCGCCGAAGCCGACGACGCCGAACGGCGCTTTCGCCTGCTGCCAGTGTTCGACCGCTCGTTCTAGGTTCACTTCGGCGAGGAGCGCCAGCGCCGCCGGGTCTGCGGCGGTGCCGTAGGCGGTGCCACACTCCGAAACGATTTCCAACCCGGCCGCGTCGATCATCCGCTGCATATCGGCGATCTGTGCGGCCGACGGCGAACGCATTTCGAGCGCGCGCGCGAGTTCGTCGGTAGTCGTGTACGGGGGTGGCACCGCCTCGACGCTCCTCCCTCTAGCTCAGGTGGACGAAGCGCTGGGCGTCGAACACCTTTGCCTTGAACGCCCCGATTACGCCGACCTCCATTCCGCCGATTGCAGGCTCGACCGCCCGCATTTCGACCGGCGCGTTCGGGGTCTCGCCGACAAGCAGCGCCTGCGAGTCGCCGACGATTGCCGTATTCGCGTTCGAGAACCCGTAAGAACCGACGACGCGCAGACCGGAATACGTCCCAGTCATCGACTCGATATTGAGGTTCCCGACCGAACTGATCTGGAGCGTCTGATCGGAACCGAGTCCGGCGAGGGCGAAGAACCGCGCCGCCGACAGATACAGCGTGTTCGTGTTCGCGCGACCCGCGGTCGTGTTGTAGATCGACGCGATCCCGGCGAGGATCGCCGCGCGCCACTGTGCGAACGACTCCGTCCCCGCGGTACCGAGTGGCGTCGAAATCGTGCCGCCGCCCGCGGTACCGAGTTCCGAACAGGCCGCGGTCTCGGTCTGCCGGGCGTACGCCTCGGCTGCGAGGTCGAACCACAACTGGAGCGCGTCCGGGGACGACCAGTTGATCGTCTGCCAGGAGAGGTTCCCGCCACCGAGGTAGGTCTCGGCGAGCAGGCGGCCCATCGTGACCGACATTTTCGCGGTACCGCCTTCGGTTTTCTCCGTCGTCTGCTTGACGACGGTCGGGCGACCGGTGATCTGCGGATACGTCAGTTCGCCGCGGTCGAGGTTGACGTTCCGACCAGACGCGACGACGGGTCGAGACCCGTTGATGATGTCGAGGATCTGGTTCATGTGCGCGGGCGGGAGCAGACCGGCGACGTCCGACGTCAGCGTGTGCTGGACGGCGCGCTTCAGCCGGTCCTCGGCCTGATCGCGGGCCATCTGCGGATCGGGGGTCATCCCGGCCAGCTGCGGGAACCGCGCGATCAGTTCGTCGCGCGCGTAGGCGGCGAACGTGCGGTAGATGACGGGGCCGCCGTCGCGGTCGTGAACGACGTCGGGGACGCGCAACAGTTCCGAGATGTCGCGCGACTTGTTCTCGCGCTCGATATCGGCGGCGAGGACCGTTACCTCGTCGTCGAGGTTCTGGATCTTCTCGCGGTACTTGGCGAACTGCGCGGTCTCGAACTCCTCCGGATCGCGCTGCTCGGATTCGAGCGCGGACAGACCATCTTCGAGCTTTTCGATCGTCCGCTCGCGCTCATCGACGAGCCGTTCGAGGCGGCTACGGGTAATGCTGAGTGGTGCCATGACGGGGTGACCTCCAAAGGGCCGGGGACGTGTTCTCAGATGTCCCGGCGGGTGATGCCCTCAGAGTTCCGCGACGGTGACGCCCATAGGCGCGGTGGTCGCCTCAGAAACCCGGCACGGTGCGCCGTCGTAGTTCGGCCCCGATCCTAGCGCGGCCGTCCGGTGGATGCGAGAGAATCCCGCCCATGCGCGCCCTAGACCGCGTCCAGACGACCGTCCGCCACCACTGGCGCGAGGCCTTCACCCGCTTTAACGGCGGTCTCCTGTTCGCCGTCTGCGGTCTGTCGTTCGTTCAGATCATCCTCTCGTCGTCGCCGATCGTCCGCGCGCTGGCGGTCTCGGCGCTCGTCCTCGCGATGTATGCGATCGCGAACCTACGGATCCACACGATGTATTCGTCGATCCTCGACGGTCTGGGTCGGTTCCCGGCCGCGATCGAACTCCAGCGCGACGACGACGGGTCGGTCTCGGTCTACATCACGCAGGCGTCGGGAGAACTGGTCGTCGTCCGCGTCCCGGACGAGGTCGCCGAGGATGGCCCCGAGGCGGCGATCCGCTGGGCCGTCCGGGAAACGCTCGACGACCCGCGCTAGACGATCCGCTGTAATCCGATGTAAACGATATTCGTCGCGTATCCGCCCGAGAGTGCGTTTTTTCCCT